GCTTGAACATATTGAGATGACTTATTAAAGACAGCAATAAGAACACTATTAGATACTAGGTTCTCTTTCTTGCATTGCTTATACATATTATATGCATGAGAAGTTTCTTCATTGTTTGCCCAGAAATCTACAAAGTTTGATAAGCTCCAATTCTTTTGATAAGTATTTAAACTTATCAGGTTTACTATCTCTAGACTATCGTCTAATAAAATATAAAAAGGTAGTCCTAAAGAGATAGCTGCTTCAGCACGATGTTGTCCATCTATTATAGATAAACTTCCTTCTTCTCTTGCTTGAACTATAATAGGCTGGAGGTGAAGCAGATTATTCTTTTTAATATTTTCTTTTATTCTTATTACATGAGTATCATTAACATTCCTATTACGAAACTCATGTTTTAATTTAGTATATAAACTATCATGAGGATAAACTTTATATATCTTACTTGCTACTTCTAGGTTTTTAAAAGGTGATGACATGTTACTTCTCCAGTTATGAAGGACAGTTTAAAGACATGTCCAGGTCTGTAGATTAAGCTACTAGACGATAGCGGGTATAGCTTTCACCCTCTGGTGTACGTGCTTTGATAGGTACAATATCATGTCCCATCTTACGCAGTCGAGAGATGGTAGCAGTCAAGTTCTCTGCCCATCCATTCTCA